GTATCAGTAGTGAACAGTATCTTACGGACGTATCTAAAGATAACTATATGTACTTTACATTTACGTTTACAGCGTATGTAACGGTACATAACCAATAAGGGGGATAATATTACATGGCAAGAACTAAAAACGCGCTACGTGAACACTGGGTAGCAGAGTGGAGCAAAGAAGATACGCAAGCACCAGACAAAACAAAATACAAACGCTTAGCTAAATATGTTTCAACTATCGACGACGATACAGACGAAGAAACAGACGACACAGCTTTTTACGACGGAGACGGAACTAAAGAAACTTCTGTAATCGGAGTAAAAGAAAGCTGGAAGTTTGAAGGGTTTAGAGACAATTCAGACGAAGCACAGAACCTAATCGCGGGTAAAAAACGTAAAACAGGGGACGACCGTAAAGTATGGCACAAAATCGTAGAAGCTGACAAAAAAACGCAGGTAGAAGGCGTTGCTACAGCTACTAATATCGTTACCGCTGGTGGAGACGCTGGGGACTATGGTAAGTTCGAGTGTACTCTATCATACAACACACTTCCTAAAGAAGTACCATACGTAGAGTAGGGACGTAATAGGGGGCATGAAGCCCCCTATTTTTTTATGATTAAGACCAGAAAAGGAGATAATAAAACATGACTGAAATTGATATTAAACTAGAGCGTACAGGCTTTCCCGTTAAGATTGGCGGACATGAGTTCTTTTACAGCACTTCATCAGAGAGCGCTAAGCGTTACGTGGAGCTAGAAGCGACAGTTAACGAGCGCATTAAAGAGCTACAAAAGTCTATCGTAGATACGGCTATTATCGACGGGCAAACGGTAGACGTAGACAGCTTCGGTAAGGCTATCGACTACGCTAAAGAAGGCGTTAAGCTTAACTATGACTTGTTACTAGGCGAAGGGACGTTCGATACATTGTACGCAGATTTTCCAGACGTTGAAGCATTGAGTCGCGCATTGATTGAAGTACGTGCTAATATCGAGCTTAAACTTGAAGAAATCGAAGCGAAACGTATGGCGGTCAATAAGGCTAAAGTAGACGAATTAAAAGCACAGTTAGACGCTAAGAAATAACGAAGGGAGTAGGCTGTATGAAATTAAATGAACGCCTACTTAATTCGTTCAAGTATAATGGCAAAACGTACGCTATCAATCTGGCGTTTGATAAAGTGCTAGACTTTCAAGATATCCACGGACACGACGAACTGGATATAGAAGACCGTATACCGCTCATGTTATACGCTTTAGACGTTGAGTGTGAAGAAAGCGAACAAGCGTTCGTAGTGGACTACATACTTAAGAACGTCTTACAGCTAGGAAACGGAGCGGACGAAGAAGAAGCGTACGACTTGCTAGGAAACCCCTTACCAAAAGCGCCTAGGCAATACAAAGAGCCTACAGTGGACTTTGTAGAAGACGCTGAACTTATCTACGCGTCTTTTAGGCAGGCTTACGGTATTAACCTTTCTAAGGAGCTAGGCCGTCTTCACTGGTACGAGTTTATAGCACTATTGAACGGGCTACCAGACGGTACGATAATGCACCAAGTAAGAAGTATACGAGAATGGACACCAAGCAAACACGACAGTAGCGAGTACAAGAAACAAATGAGAAAGTTACAAAAGGCGTGGAGCTTGAAAGGTAAACAAAGAAAGGGGGAATAACATGGCAGACGCTAAACTAGAGATACAGGTAGTAGTTGACGGGGTAGACGTTGACAAACTAAAAAGCCGTATCAAAGAACTTAAAGCAGAAATACAGCGAAATCTTAAAGGCGACGGTATGGACGGCTTTAAGAAGAACTTACAAGAAGCTAGCGCAGAAGCCGAAAAGAGTAAAGCAAAGATTAAAGACCTAAAAACAGAAGTAGAAAAGCCCGTAAAAGGTGGAGTAGACAGCGCTAAAGAAGGTATTAAAGCGACTGGTACGGAAGCAGATACAAGCGCTAAAAAGGTTAAGGGCTTCAAGGACGAAGCAGGTAAGCCAGTACCAGACGGTGGGACAGGAAACCTACCCGACAAATTTAAGAAGGTAGGAGACGAAGCGGACGGAAGTAAAAGACGTGTAAGCGACTTCTTTTTAGCCTTCGGGTTAGTTAGAATTGCCGAAAAATCTTTAAATATCCTATCCAATTCTCTAGACGGAGCTATAAAGCGTTTTGACACACTTAACAGTTACCCCCGCGTCTTAAAGCTCATGGGCTTTAGCACGGAAGAAGTAGCTAAGAGTACTAAACAGCTTAGCGACGGTATCGACGGACTACCTACACGTCTGGACGAAGTAGTATCAACAGCTAAACAGTTTACAGCAATCACGAAGGACATTAAGTACTCTACAAAGCTAACAATAGCGTTAAATAACGCGTTTTTAGCTTCTGGAGCAAGTTCGGAAGACGCTAGTCGCGGTTTATTACAATTTCAACAAATGTTATCCAGTGGTAAACCAGATATGCAAAGCTGGAGAACTTTACAGGAAACCATGCCAATAGCATTAACTAAGACCGCGGAAGCCTTCGGGTTTACTGGAAAGAGTGCTAAAACCCAATTTTATAACGCCTTGAAAGAAGGTAAGATAACCTTCGACCAGTTCGGTAAGAAGCTTATCGAATTAAATAAAGGCGTGGGCGGTTTTGAAGAACTAGCTAGAGAGAGTTCGCGCGGTATTGGTACTTCGTTAAAGAACTTAGCTAACTCTAGCGTTAAGGGACTAGCAAGCATGATACAGGCGTTTGACGACCTTTCTAAGGCCGTTACGGGTAAAAACATAGACCAGCATATAGACAGCCTTAAAAACCTTATTAACGGCAGTTTTAACGCAATTAACAGCGCTATACGTGGTAGTATACCCGTCTTTAAAGAAATTTTTCGCGTAGTTGGAGAAATTCACACGTTTATACAGCCTTTAGAACCAGCGTTCGCGGGGCTTTTAGCGTCTATTCTGGCGTTTAAGAGTGTTAACTTTGTGATTACATTGTTAGACCAGTTCGGTATAAATGCTGTAAACCTAAACGGTATCATTTTAAACCTTACAGCTAGAATTGTGACGGCTGGCGGGGTAATACCAGCCATTGGTACGGCCATTAGTGGGTTAGTAGCTTCAATCAACGGTATTATAAGCCTAGCTAACCCGTGGGCTTTAGCTATTGCTACAGTAGTAGGCGGACTAACAGCCCTACATTTATGGTTTAACCGTGAAAGTGAAGCCAGCAAGAAATACAAAGCAGAACTAGAAGGGAGCGCTAAAGCGTCCGACGTACTAATATCGAGTATCGACGACGTTATAGACAAACAGAAAGAGCTTACTCAAGTATCTGAAGCAAGCGCAGAAGGTAACAGAAAACTAGCGGACGAAATCGTAGCCCTTGCTAGTAAGGAAAACCGAACGGCTGGGGAGACGTTGCTACTTAAGAAACATATCGAAACACTTAACGGTAACGTAGACGGCTTAAGCTTGAAGTTTGATAAAAATACGAAGTCTTTAAGTATGAATAAAGACCAGATTTTACAACGTATCAACGCTGGAGCAGGAAACCAGAAGCTAATCGACCTAGAAAAAGCGCTACAAGAGTCCTACGACACAACAGGTAAAGTTAAATCTAGGTTATTAGAAATACAAGAAAAAATAAATCAAGTAAGAAATGATGAAAACTTATCATATAACGAAACGCTTAACCTTCTAAAACCGCTAGGAGACGAATACGACAAACTTAACGCAAAGCTACCAGAACTAGAACAGGCACAGGAAAGCCTTAAACAGTCCATGGTAACAGCCAGTCAAGAAGTAGCTACGGCCGTGGAAAACGGAGCTAACCAGCAGGTAATCACGTACGCTTCATTAACGCAGAACCAACAACAAGCAGTAGACAAAATGAACGAAAGTTACAACAGTCTAAAAGATAGCGCTTCTAATATGTTCGACCGTATCCAACAGAAAGCCGTAATATCTACACAGGATATCATAGCGAATATGCAAGCAAACACGGAAGCTGTTAAGGTTATGGGCGATAATATCCAGATTTTAATGCAACGTGGAGTAGATGAAGGACTTATCGAGAAACTTCGTCAAGCGGGGCCAGAAAGCGCGCAACAAATTCAAGCCCTTGCAAGTTCTACGGACGCAGAATTACAAGGATTGAATACGGCTTACAAAAATGCTGGAGACACAGCTAAACAGTCGTTACTTAAATCGTTAAACATACCAGAAGGCGAACTAGCGCCACAGATTGAAGGTATGATAACAGCTAGTAAGTCTTCACTAATGACAGCCGTAGAGTCCGCGGACTTTGGTAGCATTGGTAAGAAAATGACTACGGATATATCAGAAAGTATCACAGCGAACGCCACAGCGCCTACAGAAGCCGTAAGCACGGTAGCGGAAAATTCAAAAACAGCTTTTGAGACCGCGCTAGGTAGCTCAATGACAGAAGCTGGTGGAAAAGTCTCTACTGACTTAGCGGGCGGTATTGATAGTAGCGCTGGCGAAGTTAGTACGGCTATGGACGGGGTTAAAACCAAAGTAGATACTGGTATGGAAGAAACTAAATCAGTAGTACAAACAAAAGCCCAAGAAATGCCGGGCAAAATTCGTGATATTTACGGTAGCATGGTATCCAGCGGGCAGTATGCTATGCAAGGGCTAGCGAATGGTATCGACAGCGGTAGCGGTAGTGCAATCGCTAGAGCGCAGGCTGTAGCTTCACAAATTAAAAGCACGATTAACCGCGCTTTAGATATTCACAGCCCTTCTAGGGTTATGGAACGCGAGACGGGGGTATGGATTCCAAGCGGTATCGCTGTGGGGATTGATAAAAACCGTGGCGTTATTGATAAAGCACTTTACAAGGTTAAAGAAGGTATCGCGAACTACGACTTATCTAGTGACAACTTGCTAACAAGGGCTAGAAGTAGGTTCGAAATGGGTAGCAACGCCTTTATCAGTAAGCAAGCCTTCAAAATGGAGCTAGCACACGGCGGATATACCGTGGAAGTTCCAGTTAACGTAAGCAACCGCGAAATTGCTAGAGTAGTAGCCCCTATCGTAAGGGACGAAAACAAACGCGTAGAACGTCTGGAAAGATACAAGAAAGGAGAGCGCTAACCAATGTTTAGTACTACAATCGACGGCCAAGAAATTGGTAAATTATTAAAAATTACAAACGTAGACAGAAGCGGGCTAGCGCCCGTAGAAAACACCTACGTAGAGTATACAGGGGTCAACGGCTCAAAACTTAAAAATAAAGTCTATAGACGTAGACCAATTAGTATAGACTTCGTTTGTGTAGGCGAAATAGATGAAAAGTGGGAACTAGTGAAGAAAATTCTTTCAAACGAAGAACAGTTTAAAATTGTTTTCGGAGACTTTCCAGACCGCTATTTTATTGCTACTACCGAAGGAGATACGACTTTTAACAAG